GTAACAGCAAACAGATTGCGATTACGAGGGATATAGCCACGAACGGCCTTGCCAGCCTCGTTAATGAACTGATCCAGATTCTTCAGGCGCTCGTCATACATAACTTCGGGAGCAGCGATGATAGCGCAATTATCAATATCAGAATCAGCAGTAGCGGCGACAGCCTTCATAACTTCGCGCTGGCCGTCTTCATAACCCTGCAGCTCAGCAATGACGCCATTCTCAACTTCAGCGACCTTGCCTTCTGCATTGTAGAAACGCAGAGAAACCAGATCAGCGGGCTGCTTAGTGCCGCTCATCAGATCAGTGCGGATAACACAATATGCCATGTGAATTTCCTCCTTAAAAAATGTAAATAAAAATGCCCACAGGCACTTTGCTGTGGACGATCATGTAGCACTATGGAATTTGTAATATTGGATTACATCTTGGGTGGGTACTTAACAAACAGGCCACCGTAGGGTTCGTTAGTAGGTGCGGTCTTATCAACAACAATTCTAGGGTTCTTTGTGTTCATGCTGTATTTAACAACGGTGTTATGTCTGCCACGAATAGCAAAACACTTTTCCTCCAGAGTGGCTGGTTCATAATTAGCACAATCTTCTTTCAAAGCATCAAATTCCTCGACACCAACTAGGTCTTCGAACTGAGCGAAGACTTCTTCCAGCGCTGCATCATTAGCAGCTTTTTCGGTGTCAGTCTTAAACTGGCGCAGAGTGCCAAGCTCATCTTCCATAGACGCAATCGTGTCGGAGGCAGCCTGATACTTTTCAGACCACTGGGTATCGTTTGCAGTGTACTGGGTTGAGATCTGCTCAAAAATGCTGTCAAAGGGCATAGCTTGTTCACCCTCATCAAAGTCCACAATTGCAAACTTCATTCGCTTCTTGCTCTCAAAATCAACGACGACGTTATCTCCATTCATAGAGAAAGTAAAGCCATACAGTCTCCAATGGTCGTCTGCATCGAAGCAATATACCATCTTTGCGTCAGCGTCGAAATCAACGACAGAGTAGCGGGGCATCTTACCCCAAGAGCGTTCAACCATTTCAGCTTCAACGGCACATCGAATCTCTTCGCACATCTGACTGTTCAGTTCAAACTCTTGTACCACAGCAGGTTCTTCTGCAGGTTCCACTGGGTCTACAGCAGATTCCATATTCTTTTCTGCTTCGAATTTTTCCTTCAGCTCTTCCAGGGAGAAGTCCTCGATAGAAAATTCCAGATCGTTAACGTCCAGTCCATATTCTGCAACTAATGCAAGCTTCTCTTCCAATACCTTTTCTCCTCCTTCCATCGAAATAATGTGTGGGTGTGTATTGTCATCCCCATCAGGGGGTGTGACTGATGTAAATGATTCTTTTAACTCAGACATCATCTGAGCCATTTGCTGCTTAAGTTCATCATAAGCAAACAGGCTAAGTGCAGAGCTTTCAAAACAAGGCTCGTGGTCTTCGCCGAGTAAACAGAAAGCAGTAAATTCAAAGTCTTTGATGACGAACACGCCATTTTCCATCTCGCCGTCCTTGACTGTCAGCTCCATGGAATGGCTAGTTATACCATCCTCCTTGATCTTCTTATATGCCTCCTGCCGTTTCCAAACGAGAATATCTGCGCACAGATACTCATTAGTCGTACCATCTTCTTCTTCGACAACACTCCAAAAATGTCTGCTACTTTCTGGAATCACGCCGACCGGAACTGTGACATTTACAATCTTCAGGTCGCCACTTTCGTTGGCAACAAGTTCCATATCATGTCCGCCGATTGAGTCAGTTTCACGATCGTAGTTGCATACAATTGGACAGTTATACATTGTGTCAATGCATCTCTCAAACGTTTCCTTGGAGATATAACTTCCGTTTCGATTCTTTCCGTGGTAAGCAATACGCAGAACACCGGTGTCGAAAGATGAGTTTTTCTCACAGAGAGAGGATAGGGAAGAGGAGTACGACATGTGAACGACTTTGTTCACTGTAATCACCTCCGAGAAATACAAAACCCCAACACTATTTGTGTTGGGTTAAAATATAAGAGTGTCAGAGTAAGCAAAGCGAATTGTCGAAAAATCAAATGTCAAATCAGCTTTGTTTGCGAAAACATAGATATTACTGCGTTCGTTGCTAGTTAATAGAGTGTAATTAGCTTTGAGTAAAGTATCTCGATTTTCTTTTCCAAAAACATAGAGGAATCTTTTCATATCAGGCATCCTCTCGATTCTGTACGCCGCTTTCAGTTAACTCTTCATCGTCTTTCGTAGGTGCTCCACCCTCATCAGTTGCGGCCTGTGAGTCAATATCGGAAGAACTTTGTGTTGAAGAACTCTTTAATGGAACAAACAACTTCTTTATTTCTAGAACATCATTTTCAAGGAAATTCATAGAATCCAGTTCTGCTTGACCTAAACCCTGAGATGCGCAATACATACTTACGGTTGGCAAGCCATACTGCGCAGCCTTTAAGTACATATCTCCCATCTCTTTTCGATTGAATGGGGAAACATCTAAGAAGTTTACCTTAAAATTCTTTCCGTAACTCTGCGCTTGAATAAAGCGGTTGACCATGTCCTCAATACTTTTTACAATTCCGTAAGTAATAGCTTGGTCAGCTTTGATGGACAAGCTTAAAGCATTTGCGGATGCTTTCTCATTATTAAATAACAATGATGAAACGCCTGCAGCAGAGAATAGATTCTGCTCTGCCTCGGCCACTGTGTTTGTACTTGCAGTATTTGCCTTTTCAAAACTAATCTTCTCTACGGGCATAGGTGTCAATACAGATCCGATCTCTTCTGGGAGAACGGCATCTAAGTTCCTCCAGAAATCTCTTGCCTTGTCCAGATCCATTTGCCAATTGCCATCTTTGTCCATACCTAGGGTCATAACGACCATTGCATAATTCTCAAGAGACGTCTTTGACAACTTCAACTGTTTATAGTCTTCGATGTCATAGATCTCTCTCAAAATGCCAGCAAACGGCGGAATGGCATAGTCTAAAATGTCACGATTGCATTTAATAGCAAAAGAGGTTGGGGAATCCAATTCAATCCATCTGGTCTGACGATTGGATCTGTATACTTCATATTTTGACTGGAACTCTTTTGGGAAATATTCCAAAAGAGCCTGCCTGGAATCAAAATATGAAAAATCAAAAGTAACATTCGGGACGTTACCCTCAACAGTAGATATTGAGCAATAGTCGCTCGGCAACTGTTGGATAGTGATATTATCGTTCGTTACCCACAAGGTTCCATAAAACACGTCGTCTCTCAAACATACAGTAAGTATCTGTGGGAACTGTGTTTTAATGCTCATTGCTGATAACGTATTTAATACCTTTCTGTAGTTCCTATTAACAGATTGTTTATTCGCCTTTTTAGGATCTACTTTATAAGGTTCAACGACATAGCATAGGTCGTTAAGACCGACAAAGTACTGAATCAGTCTGCGGAAATGTGAGCTCGCTCCATAGATGTACTTCACCGCATTACGAAGCTGTTGTTCATATCTATACGGATCAGAAAGGTAGGTATTGATATTGTCCTTTGAATAGAGGGAGAAGGTCGGTGTATTTGTATTGTTGTTCAAATCCCGAGTAATTAGTTTATTTAGGATTGCAAACTTACTTGAAATGCCAATTAGTCCATCAAAACCTTGACGCTTCTTCTCTTGAACAACGGTATCAGTACCAGCTTGGTTTCGTGCTCTTGCCATACGGGCTACTCACCGTCCTTCTTCTGTAATTTGGTGCTTTAATCGTAAAGATATTGTCGGTATTTCGGTTGTAGTTCTGACGTCCAAGCTTATTCTCCAATTGTGTTGCAACATAGTAGTTGTAGCTCAAGCTAGAGTATCTATCTTTGCGCATTCCAGAACGTTCGAAAATCCTCACTTTGCCGGCGGACTCTTCATACTGTAACTTAGTCAATTCATTGATTAAAAGCGTAGTATGTGTATAAGGCAATAGCACTTTTTCTTTCTCGCCGTCGGACAACGAATTAAAGCCTTTAATATCTCCAAATAATTTTTTGGCATCATATTCCGTGATAAGCAGTCTAATTCTGCCACTACGGAAAGCCTCGCGAAGCAAAAATGCACAGTCGGAGTTGAACTGAGCACTTGCCTTTATTGCCCAAATAACTTTGTCAGCACTCGGCACCGTACAACGAGCAGCCATTTCTGGATTGTTGTAACAAGACAAAGCGGGGTATATCTCTCCGGTATCAGGATCGACCATATCTCTTGCGAGGCAGTCATATACGCCTAATCCCAAACCGTTAGCGTCAAGCACTAAGTAATCACATGAAAACTCATCATATAGCTTACGTATGACAAGCGCTTGATCGTCAGTACGGAGACCTTCGCATACATCGCAATAAACAATATTGCTGACATACCGACCAGCCTTCGTAGGAACCATCTGGTTAATGAAAATAGCAGTTGCGTCATTGTTATGGCGCTTGCTGGACATCAATGCAATATCGGCAGATAGTATTCGTTTCTCACCGTTTTGCTTTTTGGGAATCGTTATTTTCTGGTTGTATCCAAGGGCGGCTGCACGGTGATCTGGCATCATCGGATATTTGATATGCCTATTTTTCGAGATCGAATTATAGTCAAAGAAAGCCCCTTCTTCATCACCGAACCATAATGCTTCCATTTCCATTGACCACTTGATTTCATTGAAATCACTTTCAAGCATGTCACCTTCAACGTCTTCTGCAAATAACAGACCCTCTTGGATGGACAGCTCATATGGGAAACCACACATGAAATCAGTGCCATTGCCCTTTAACATAGCGTCCCATGTATCCATCATCTTGTTGAATGACCAATGATCCTTGAAATACGCAGATGAGAGGAAGCAAGACTTATTTGGCTCTTTGGCATATTCAGCCTTACGCTCTTCTTCTGTAAGTTCTAAATAGGGAGGCATACGTCTGCTTGTAAGGAACTTCTTTAGAACGGTATCAATGGTGTCTTTGTTAACCATGCGGAACTCATCCACAATCAAAATGTTCGCACGATTACTTCTCGCATTATCCGATGCGGTAACAACCTTTATGTAGCTTGAATTCTTGAACATAACTTTTGCATCTTGTCCAGAGAACTTGCTCTTTGTCATATCAATTTCATTACGTAAATTTGCAGACCTTGGCATAAGGTCGGTCTGAATCTTCTCCAAGACGTTTATACTCTGTCCTCGTGTGCCGGATGTAATAACGACCTTTGTTCCTGGATACAGAATGCATCTGCAGACTGCAAATATTGCGATAAGAAATGATTTGCCCATACCACGTGCTGCAATCCATAGGAACACTCTGCATCGATTCATCATGACAAGAAGAATTGTCTGGAACCACTTCAAGAAAGAAAAGTCAAGATATTCAACAACAAAGACATCAATATTCTCTCTATAATAGCTACCCCAGATTGCCATTCCTTCGATCACGCGGTCACGACGACTTTTAGTCAATGTGTTACTCATCGTCATCACCCAACATGACTTCTAGTACTGTCTCATCGTCCTCATCGTCCAGATCTGGGCGCTCGACACGATAGCGTGCCATGGCATCTTCGTACATCTTGGAATAACGATTCTTAATGCCTGCCATTCTGCAGGCGTGACCAAGATACCATGTAGTGATGTTCCTAATTACGCCATTAACATCCTTTTTCTCTTTGGGTGTTGCAGGAAGGGGGCGATAGTTCTCCCACTTTTGAATTCCGACGCCGAGCGGCATTTTTTCTAGTTCGGTATCTGCTTCTTCCTTTTTCTGTGTGGGTCTTAAGTTAGCACTACCAAGGACTGTATTAAGAGAATTGACATATTTGTCAATTGGCTTACCCTCCATACGGGCTTTGTTTATATCGATTTCAAGGCTACAAATCTGGCGAATTAAAGCTTCAGTACCAATGTCCAACTCTGTACCATCAGGGTACCGAGACATCCAATACGCTCTTCTCTTCTCCAATTCCATATACATCGACGGGGTGTATCCGGGACCCCAGAAGATGGTCACCTCGTCTGGAACTTCGACAACCTCTTCGATAGGAGCCTGTTCATCCTGTGCATTTTGTTCGACAGGAGCGTTATACAAAGAAGGTATAACCCACAGAACACCCT